GACTGGCCCAGCTTCCGACTGGTGAACCATCCTTCGGCCATGCCACGGAACATAATCCGAGCAGCAATAAGGCTATCCAAGGCAATATCAGGGTAATCAGTAAGATCACGATCATCGATAAGTCCGAGAGCGGCCGACGCGTTCCGGTAGTTTTCTTCCCACGTAAGCTGAACATAACCGCGCCCGTAATAGGTGGTTCCGTAACTCATTCCCTCGCCTTGCCCATATTCACGAATAGGCCACATTTTTGTAGCCGTCTCGTGAAAAGTTGTAGCCAATATGTACGCCAACCACCGAAGATCAGTCATAGGGGTTCCGGTAGCCTGATATTCCCACAGCGCGAGGATGACGCTCTGACCGTCAACCTGTTGCTGCGTCATCGCGCCCTCAAACAATGAGGAACGTACTTCATCAAAGTAGAGGTCGCGATCAATCATGACTTATTTATCCTTGACCGGCGTTGGTATCGGGCGCTCGGCGCTTGCTGGTGGCATATAACCAGTCGGAATCAAAATCGCCTGACTGGTAACGATCGTCGTACCAGCCGGAATTACGAACGGATTCTCCGGGTCGGACGGGTTGGGAATCTGAATATCAGCCGTCGACACGATAGTCGTACCGGCCGGAATAACAGCAATCATGCCAGCACCGGGAGGCGATCCAGGAATAACGTCTGGCGGAATCACGATTGGGTACGACGGCCACCCACCAGTACCAGGATTCCACCCTGCAATCGGCAACGTTGGCCTTGGATCGTTCGGTCCCCAGATGCCGAGCGGCGGTTGCGGTTGCGGCCACGTTCCAGTGCCGGGGTTCCACCCCGCGATCGGCGGCGTTGGACGTGGGTCATTCGGACCCCAAATACCCAACGGCGGCTGTCCGCCACCAGGCGGTTGCGGCCATCCACCAGTTCCAGGATTCCACCCCGCGATAGGAAGTGTCGGACGCGGGTCGTTCGGCCCCCAAATGCCGAGCGGAGGCTGCGGCTGTCCACCACCGGCGTTCTCGAATGGAACGCCCTGTACAAGAAACCATGCCATACTACTTCTCCTTTGTTTAGCTACCATTTCCTGGTTTCGTAATAGCCTTAACAGCCCACATTGCTGCCTCCTCTACAGCAGTCATTGCGAGAGCTTTAAGACGGGCGACTTCACCTGGATCGGCGTTTTCATTATGAATACCATCGATATCCATAATGAGGCTGGCCGATTTTCCTTTGATAAAGTCAACGGCGCTATCGCCCGACGGATTAAAGCTAATTCCTACGCGATACTCTCCTTTATTCATGCTTTACTCCTCTGTTTTGACAGGATTCCGACTCCTGGATGCTTTTTCTTTTTGTGGTAAGGAAGCTTGCCCCCCTCGTCATGTTCAGTAAATTTCTTCGCGACCCCTTTAGATATTCCAGTGCGCTTCCGGACCTCTGGATCGTTTTCGGCGGCGTAAAATAGATTCCGTTGCGCCTGTGACTTAAATGGCATCCCATCCTCCAACTACTCTAGAATCTCCGCGAATTACAACGACATCTTCAGGTTCATCGGAAGCCATCATCCAAATTTCGGCCTCCGCTGACAAATTCTCGACGCCGAATCTAATCCGCCAGCCATCGTAGTGCCTGTCGCTGGGAACGTGTATCAAAAAATAAACTTCGTCATCAGGCTTCGGTTGCTCCCCGCCAACCACCACTTTAAACTTCGATCCGAACTCCACCCCAACATAGCAATTTATATTACCGTTGGATACATTTACGTATTCCTTGATTCCGACTTCAACGTGATTCGTAGACGTAGCCATATCAACCTCCGAAAAGGGGTGGTGGAGTTGGGAACCACCACCCAATTGCCGTACGGCGAGGAGTTAGTTAAGTGATCACGGCACCCTGTTTGATGCCGTTGAACAGGATGTGGCCAAGCGGGTTGCGCATCTCTACGCCCCATTCCGCCAGAATCATGCGGGTTTCCGCATCACCGATCTTCGCGATCTGGTACGTCCGGAAGTTCCGGAAATATCCCAGAGCGACGAAATCAGGATCAAGGAGGAGCCCAACGTCAGTCGGAATCCACAGGGACGGCATTACCTTCACACGACCAAAATCGGTGGCAATAATGTCGACCGTCTCGACCACTTCCGTCTTGCCCACTAGAACCTGCGTGGTTGCACGGCCCTTAAACGTGGAGACAGTACGCTTGATAGCGGGCGGAACTACCCACGTATCCGGTCGAGCACCGTTGCCATAGGCGCGTTCCATCGCGTCACCAAGCATCACCTCGGTGAGAGCAACTTGAGAACCCGCGATGACAGCGGCGAACGCGCCGGTTGCAGTAACCGGAAGGCCAGCCGTTACTCCAATAACGGCATCACCTGCGACTGCGTTACGGTCAACTGCACGAGCAATCCAATGGGAGATCGCTTCAGTCTTGCGAGGAGTGGTATCGTCACCATCGACGCGGGCCTGTCTGCCCGACATGATGGTTTCGATGTCCGACTTAAGCACCTTCGACTTCATAGCCATCTGGTGGCCCATTTCGGAACCCTTGCCAGCCGCGTCCGAAGCTTCCTGCGAACCAGAGACAGTCGCATCGCGCGACGAAATCTGGCACACATTCGTCAGTCGGACAGTCGCCTGACCACCTGCTCTGGTCAACTCGAAACCCTCGAGTTGGGCATTATTCGGATCGACGTTCGGCAGATTTTCGGTCTGCCAATCGAATGTACGAGCCTTTACGTTACGGCGGCGAGCCAGTGACATGATAGGCGTGTCGAACGGATCAATATTGTAGATCGCATTCGACAAGTCTTCACGATTGCCCGTCGCGTTGTAGGTAGTAAAGGCGCCTGCTACTTTATTAGCCATTGCTTTTACCTTTGGCGCAAGATTTGATCGAAGACTGGAGCGGCATCTTCTATCGTTCCAGTCCGGGCGAGTTTATTCATCGCGTCAGCTATGCCTTTGCGACCAGTTCCGTTCACTGAACGTTTTCCCGGTCCGGGCGGTACTGGCTTAATGCCCATCTGTTTAGGCTTGGGCGTTGTCGCAGTAATGCGATCATACTTGGAAGCTTTCAAAAGGACCTGAAGCATGCGACTATCGAAGACGCCGTTCAACTCCTCCTCTGTAAAGCCCTCCGTTAGCGCCGTCCGGCGCATTGCTTGGAGATCCTTTGTCTTTCGACTCGGGTCTACTCCCCAATTCTTAGAATTGATACGATTGAATCGAATCTCCTCTTGCTGCGCGTAAACCTTCAGCTGCTCGGCGTTGTGCGCCTCCTGCTTCTGGTTTATCTCTTCGCGCTGCGTCTGAAGCTTAGTCTTAAACTCAGCAACTTGAGCGTAATATTTCTGCAAGTTGCGAGCTTTCTGCGGGTCCGCCGCAAATTCCTTATCCCAATCTGGCTCAGGTGGGACAAGTTCCTTCAACTGGCCTTCCATCACGTCGATGAGCTGTCGAGCATACTGGTAATTTTGAACAACATCGGCGGCGGCTGCTTGAACAACTTTTTGAGACTCTGACATCTCCGAAAGGCGGCGGTGGAATGTTTCCGTACGAATATAACCTTCGAGGGCCTCTTTGAGCGGGACGGTGGCTTCCTCACCGTCGACCATTACCTTTACTTTGGTTTCGAGATCAAGCTCGCCAGCATCTATACCTTCTTCTTCAGCTTCGCCAGCATCTTCTTCAGAATCTTCCTCCTCATCAGGCTCCTCAGCATCAGGAGCATCTTTGCGTTTTCCCTTATTATCCTTGGCGTAGATAGCTTCTTCTGGGTCCGGTAAATCATCACCGCCACCCTTCTCAGGGGACTCGTCGTCTACCTCAGTCTTCCCAAGGTTTTCGAACATCCGATCGGTAGGCTTATTCTTCGAAGTATCCTCCGGGGGCGCTGGTGGGTTGCCGCGCTGATCAGCCGAAATAGCTGCGTCGAAAGCCTGAGCGGCCGTTTCCATGTCATCATCAGGTGCCATGTTGCGTCTTCCTGTAATACTGATCCATCTTTTGGTCCGCTATGATGCTTCTAAAACTTGTCTCGAACATGTCGACAGTCTTGAGCATCGCATGTGCTTCATTAGCATCGTCCGAACCCACTTTACATTCCCGCAGGCGATTGACACACCAATTCCGCTGTACCTCCAATACCTCCTTAAACAGGGGACTATTGAGGATATTCTTCGCTTCAGCGGCGCGTTCATCAAGCTGGTGTTGGTCCTTCATTCGCCTGATTTTCTGCCATTATGGCCTGTTCATTTACATCGACTGCGAATTGAGCCTCTATCTTAGCGGCATCAAGCAAGCTCGTAACCATTAGCTGATCGCGGCGGAAGTCATCGTCCACCTTGAGCTTAGTACCGTCTGCGACCTGCTTCGCTTGCTCCTTGATCATCTCAACGCGGCGCTTCTCCATCTCGGCCTGCGCAAGCACCAGAGCCGGATCAGGATCTTTCGGCGCGTTCATGATCTGTTCCATCACCTCTGGCGGGATGTTCTTGAAGTATCGCTGCGTGTTCTTGACGTTCGCGATCGCCATCATGTCGGTGACGGTGTTGATAAACTCCTGCGGCCCAACCACTGGATTGTTGATTCCGAACTTCTCAAGAATGATCAGCTGGGTCTGCTTAACCTCTTGCAGCGCCATCAATCGAGAAACGTCTGACCCCTTGCCGAGCGTCGGGTTCACCGTAATGCGCATCGACGGGTCGTAAGTGCTTGGTTGGACCTCCGTCCATTTGCCGCGTAGCTGAACGGTGCGCTGCTGATTCGGGTGGGCTGTAATTTCGCGCAGAATACCCTTAAATATATCCTTCAGCCAGGTTTCGGCCATGAGTCGAGCAATAAGCTCAATTCGCTCTTGAGCGCCGGAGATAATGGCCTCGACTCCGGTAATGGCGGTGCTTTGGAGAGCCTTCGGATCGATGCCTTTAGACGCGTCCGATATGCCGGTACGAACTTGCCGGAGCCGCTCCATAGTGTCGAACATCTGAAAGACCGGCTGGCCCACAAATTGGTGGGCGATTGACATAAGCGTTTCCTGAGGAATGCCTCTCGTACGAATCGCTGCCCCGATCTCTTCGTTAAGAACGTCATCGACATTAACTAACAGCTCATTGAAAACTGTTCGCGGCCAGATTGATTGAGCCAGTGAATCCAACGAGCCGCGAAGCATATTCGTCTTGATTCGCTGGATATCCGTAACCAGATCAGCGGGGCAATCTCCTATCAACGTGTGTGGTTTCGGATCGGGGCAACCGACAGCAAAGTTCGCCCATTGAACAGGCTCGTCCGCGATGATCGTATTGTTATTGCCAATCGTGCAAATTTTCCGCAGCTCTTCGAGTCCGTCCCCGTCTTTGTCGATACGAACGTAATACTCTCCGTATTCGATCTCAAATGCTTCAAGAGGGCTGTTCTCATCCAGTCCGACATTTCGGAATATCCGGTCTGGAGAATATGGTTGAGTTGCCCCCGTGAACTGACTGAGTACGGTTTCATCATAACCAGCAGCCACCAGTTCACCGATCCGCTTGATAGTAGTAAACCCTATCAAGGACGCATCGTCCACGCTTCGCGCGTCACGCGCCACTCGGAACTCATCGAGCGGAATA